TCAAACGTGCCAGCATAAACAATCTCGCCAGCCGTAATGGTTATAGCCTGCCAAGCATTGCCATCCCACAGATACAAATCTCCATTGAGGGCGTCAAAGAAATACTGTCCCGCAAATTCGGCAGCAGGGAAATCGACAACGCCAGTAGTGCTTGATGCACCACCAATTTGTGTCACGGCGTAATTGGCCAGCTTGCTACCTGTAATTGCATTGTTTGCAATACGAGCAGTTGGGATTTCTCCTGTCGTAATCTTGGCTGCATCAAGATCAGGAATATCAGCTGCATCCAAATCAGCGCCAGTTGTTACGTGGCCCTGCGCGTCAACAGTGACCTTTTCGTATGTACCAGCTGTAACACTGTTTGTGTGATTTAGCTGCCCACTGCCGGCAACACTAAGACCCGTTCCTGGATAAACAGCGCCAATAGTGCCGACACCTGCAGTTGGTAGATCTGCGGCAGTAATTGCACGCCCGCCCGTTACAAGACCATTGGCGTCATACTGAACAAGATAATAGGTAGCAGTATTTGGCGTGACGGTGTTATCAATCTGGATTTGATCACCGCTCATGGTCAGGCCATTGCCATTGACCTGGACAGCACCTTTTGCTGCTGTAGTTGCCGTGGGTAGATCAGCTGCTGCAATCAAGCGATAACTAACAGCACCAGCACTGCCACTAGGACCAGCTAAAAATTGCGCCGCAGCCGCAGTGTCATCTAGCGTTGCGCTAATTGAAACATTATCTCCAACCTGCGATACAGAGATATTGATGATGCCCGTGCTGTCGCCGACAAAACCATTGATTGAGCCTGATGCCTTGATGGATCTCCAAGCGCTGCCGTCCCATGCAGAAACAGCGAGTGTTGCGGTGTCAACGGCAAGCTGACCACGAAAAGCGCCGGATGCCGGCAAGGACGAGACAAAAGTGACCGAAGAATAGTCAGCAAGTTTGGCAGCCGTAATGCTGCCATTGTTGATTTGGTTGGTGTCAACCGCTAGGTTTTCAAGCGCTGAGCCGGGAACACTCTCGGCACCAAACAGGATTTTGCCACTTGGTATCGTGTCGTCTGCCAGTAGCGTTACGGCATTACCCAGGAAATCGGTGACGGTGATCTTGCGTGACTCGCTGGCGCTAACGTCTGCCAGCGGCATGTAGTCGCCCGCTGCAAGATTGGCGCCAGCAAGCGTTTGTAGTTCGCTGATCCGCAGGTCGGCCATTGTGCGTGCTACCTCAATACAGCCATCTTAGGCAGCACTCTCGTTCAAAAGGTAACCCCCTTGCTCCAGCAAGATTGGATCACCTGACTCCTGTAGTAGACGACTTGATGTTGCTGTTGTGCGGGCTCGCAACTTGATTGAGCCAGTCGCCACAAAATCAATAGCGGACACAATGATGTTGCCCGGCGCAAAGCTGGTAGCACTGTTCGTGATTAGCGCATCAAACTCCCACCACAAGGCATCGTTCAGTTGCGTAGCAGAAAAGGGTCCGCCTGATGCGTCAGTACCAGCGCTTTTGACGTACAGCTTGAGATGCAGCCCAGAGCCAATTTCAGTACGCAGTACCAGCTGCATCAAGTAATGCACAGGTTCTTGCCCTGCTTCATTGACGTAATCCCACTGCGCTGTGATGCGCCCAGAGCCAGTGATCAGGCTGCTGTACTGCTCACGGTAACGGTCGCTAAGTGCTGTAATGTCTACGGTTTCTCGATTTGTATTTAATTCGTAGTCAGTAACGCAAGCAAGTAACCGCCCGCCGCGATCCTGCACTTTGACGGAAATTGGTATGTCGCGTGCAATTGCAGCAAGTGACACCAAACCAGCGGCGCTGCCCTCAAGGCTGTCATCAAAGTTGTCGTAAAGCCGAATGCCGCCTAGTTCATCAATGAAAACGAACCAGTTACCGCTGCTTTGAACTGTGGCATTGTCCCAGCCGCTAGCAGAAATAAAATCAAGATTCGTGCCATCGGTAGTAGTGATTTCTACGAGGTCGCCGCTGATCAAGCAACCTTCATCAAAATCAAAACTAAACCTGTTGTGGCTTGCGTTTACATCAGATGGGTTGACAATACTTGCTAGGCCGTCATCAGTGGAGCGTCTAGCGATCTCGACATTGCCGATATTGCCTAAATAGATACCCATTAAATCGTCACCTCAGCTAGCGCACCAGTGCCTTGGAAACTTATCTGTGCAGAGCCAACTTCACCAACACTGGCGCCAAAGCTGACGCTGGTGATGTAGGTGGTAAGCCTTACGTCATGGTTTGTGCTGCCTTCAACCAGACGCAGGCGCATGTCCACGGTGTCACTACTGCTTACGCCGCTGACACGCAGCACTTTCTTCAATGCAGTTGCGGCATCATTGCGGCCAGTGCCGTCGTTGTAATACAGCAACGTGGCGCTACCGTTAAATTCCTGTACGCCGGGTGCATAAGATCGTTGTGATTCGCCCAAGCTGGTGGTCTCCAGCATTTCAAGGCTGCCGGTCAGCTGCCAATTCGTGACCTTGATCTGCTCGATGCCATCCAGCAACAAGCGCCCATCACGTCCGGTGTAGACCTTCGCCATCAGAGCACACCTACCAGTTTTACTCTAACGCTACTGATTCCAGGCCGCACCGAAGTAATTGTCGGCGGGTTGCTGTAACGCCATTGGTTACCGGTGGCTGCGTCAATCGCAGCAGCATCACCGCTCCAGCCAGTGCGAAAAGCAGTGGGCAGCGTGAACGATGTGAACCCGCCTTTGGTTTCGTCGTAGTGAGCAACGAAATCGTCGGCGGTAGTGTCGGCAATGTTGTTGTACGTCAGATCCAGCGTCATGCCGGTGCGCTTGTCGCCGTACAGGATGCGAACCTCAGACCCGTTTTGCGCCGTAAACGTTTTGAACGGATAATTGCCAGCATCAAAGCTTCGGCTGGTTGGGGCGATGCTAGGAAAGGCCATCAGTCAAAGCTCGCGTCTACGACAGTAAAGCGCTGATCCAGGTCTAGAACGTCTCGCGCAATTACGCTGGCTCCATTTGAGTCTACCGGGTGGTTGCTTGCCTTGATCGTGACAATACCTTCAGAGTCAATATCGAGCGCTTCCACCTGATAGACCTGACTCAAGATATTGCCGTTGATCACTGAAAACACGGTATTGCGTAAATTGGTTGCAATGCCGCCCGCAATGGTCAACGTACCGCTTGCTACACCGGGTTGACTGCGCTCCCAGTAATAAACGCTGTAATTGCCATCAGCAAGTGGCGACACTGCGATTACAGTGCCGTCTGGTTTGATGATGCCGTTGTTAGTTGGGTTATAGGGGCTGATTTCAGTTGCAACACGGATAAAGTTGCCCGGCGCCAGCTGCAATCCCCAAGGAAGAGTTTTGAAAGTAACCGTGTGCGTGATGTGCTTGCGTAGCGACAAGAAATAACGCGCAACTTTTCTTGCGTGCTCGTCTCCGGTGATATGCGGGAACTCAAATGTCTCAATAGGCTTTTCACCGTCGCCCGTATAGCGAATTACGACTGTGCGCTGTTCCGGGAACTTATTAACACCTGTCCAGCGGTAGCTGATTGAAGCCTGGAACATTTTGCGCTCTTCCAGCTCTAGCCAGTCAACAGCAAAGCTACCTTCGATGATGTTGCCATCGGTGAACATGCCACTGATAGCGACTGGCGTTGTGCCATCAATTTCGTATGAGCTTGTATATGGCAGTGCAGGCTCGATTGCCATCTTGCCGTTCTTTAAGGTTGTGTAGCACAAGACGCTTGGTGCGATCTCTGCAGTCCACGAACGCAAGTTCAACGGCTCGCTAATGGCATCGTCGTAATAGAGCTGATTGACTTTCAGGTAGTTGCCAGTGGCGGCAAGCGCAGCGCGATCAATGATGTCCGGGCTGATCACGGCACCAGCTCCGGTGTCTTTGTCGGTGCAGAGATACCAGAACAGATCAGTCAGTAGATTGCTTGACCCAGTGCCACCATCAGTTAAGCGCTCGACTTCAATGCCGTTTGCCATCATGCACCGCAGTTGATCAAGCTGGTTGAAGTTTTCGGTAGACCGCAGCTTCAAGCCGGCCATTGCGCAGTTGTCGTACTGCGGGATTGAATCTTCGTCTAGGCACTCGTTGACGTAAACAATCTCATGCTCGGGGGAGTCATCACAGCTTCTTGTGATTAAATCGCCGTAATGTGATACCTCAGCAATTCCGCTGTACCGCTGGAACATGCGCGTTGCCGGGCTGTCATCTTCGGTCGAGATATATTGCTTTTTGTAGACGTAGACAAATTTGAATCTATAACCCGCCGTGTTTCGAGAATACTTAACAAAGGTATCGCCGTTAGACCATGTACCTGTTTTTGCCGTTACGCGATGCTCGATAATTCGCCACCACTTATTGCGGGCTGCGCCACTAGGGTTTGCTTCCGTGTAGGACTGCACGGTTACTTCCATCGTGATGGATCGACCGCCCAACTCGACTGACTCTGCGGTCCAGCCCTGGAAATTCCGCGTAGTACCATCAGGAAGGTTGTCGAAATAAGGGTCTACGCCAAACGAATTACTGAGAATGTTGCTTAATGTGTACTTGCTTATTGGTTCGTTTATCGCAAAAGTAGGTGTATTTTCTGCTGCAACGACACTATCCAGATCAACATCACCAAGGCTATCGCCTGCTACTTGGAATGTAGCCAACGACAGATTGACGATGCCGTCGCCATCGGGATCAATTTGACTTGGCTCGCCGGCCATTTCTCGGTGGTAATACCAGTCGCGTGGGCGGATGTATTCACCACGCGCAAAAACGACAAAGTTACCCATGTATGTTTCCCAGCCGCTTGCGAAGCCGCCATCAGCGGTTAAGTTGCGCAAGCCGGGATGACCGCCATCAAGTTTGAATACCTCAAAGCCCCCATCGCCCTGATGCGCAAAGCAAGCGCTATTGAAAGGACGAAGGCGATATTCGTATTGGCCGCGATTAGGGTGTCGAATTCTAATAAAGGAATACATGTCAATAGGCGCTGAACCCATGACCGCAAAAATGTAAGGCCCAAGGAACGTCCAACCGTCGTTATCTGTTTGATTCTTAACTTGATCTGCATTGGATGGACGAACATCCAGCGCGAAAAACGACAAGCGATGCACGTACTTGGTAAGCTTGCCTTCGCGCAGTACAACATTGCGTTTGTTGTAGCTTCTTTCGTCATCTTTGCCATCGCCGGCAAGCTCAAATGGTGTTGGCAGTGAATTGAAATTTGTGATGTTATTGAATCGTGCCCACACCCGTGACTTGATGCCAATCTCGGTCACATCGCAGCGGCGCGTGTTTTGAATCGTCGCTGCTTCATACCTAAGGATCGGATACCAGGCTTCGTCAATTTCATCAAACGGCGCAGCATATTTAACGTAATCTTCAGCAATAATTGCCTGTTCTGCCACTATGCCAATCCGCCTAGTTGCCTCACCCCAAGCTTCAATACATTTCAGTCGGATGTTGATGCCGCCAGTTTTGGCCAGTGCTGGTCTGTAATACTCGTCAGGGCTGCGGCTAAGAACTTGCCACATTGTTCGCCCCAGCATGATCGTGGTGCCACGCTTGAGAATTTGGTCTGCGCGTGATACTGCTGATTCAACTGCATTACGCACGTCATCAGCTTTTACTTTTTGCTGTGCATTGTTGGCTTTCTCTTCAAACGGTGTTTTATCTTGTCGATTGCGACCAATGCCGATAATAATTTCATCGCCTACGTCAACAGCAATATCTTGCTTAAGGTTTGTCCAACGACCTGGCGCATTGCTGTCACTAGAGTCATACAAAGTAACAGGCTGGATTGAGGTAAAGTCAGTTGCGCCAGCAGCCTTGTGTGCAATAACGCCAATTCGCGAGGCATAATTAACACCCGTGCCTGGCATACCGAGCGCTCCAAACCGATGGAACACACGCAGATACCGTGGTACATACTTTTTCATCTCTTCGCGGGCATCACCGCGTTGATCGCTTTCCCACTCGTCTGGAACTGAAATAACTTTCCAGTCTGGCCTGTACGGTGTGCCGTTAGTGATGCCGCTGAAAACGCCGAACTGAGTTTGCGATGTAGGCGTAAACGTACCGCTGAATGCCGGCTGCGCATTGCCCAAAGCCGTAGGGCATACAAATGCTTCTTCACCGCTAGCGCGATCAGTGGCGCCTTCTAGTGCAAAATCGCCATAGCGCAAGTTATACATGCGCAAGCGACTGCCAGCGCCAAGCGCTTCATAGCCCGCGTTCCAGTAGAACTCATAAAACTGATCGTAAAGCGCGTCGATCGGGATATTGCCTAAGAACAATCCACTTAGCTCTGGCTTGGCCATCGGGCCTTGACCAGCAACCGCAATCACATCCGCGACTTGATACGAACCCCAGCTTCTAACCCGCGACCAAACCAGCAACGGCGAGATCAAAACACCGCCGCTGACGTAAGGCGTGCCAGTGCTATCGACGTGTGATTCTTGCTTGGTAAAAACGATTGGCACTGCGGTGCCGTATGCCGCTAACTCTTGAAGCGAATCAAAGCCGTAGGCTGGTGTGAAAACATCACGCCCTGTTTTGCCGCCAAGCTGGCGAGATTTGATTTTTGATTCCCCTGGCTGCTGCGGTTTTGGTGCTAGTAGCACCGAAGCGGCAGTTGATGCTAGGCCCAAAATAAGGCTGATAGCAATAGACCAGCTAACAGGATCCCAGTTATTTACTTCGGGAATATGGGAGTATGCTGCGGGCCTGACATAAGGATGCTTGCGTACATGATCAGCAAAACTGCGATATTCGCCTTCAGTGCATCCAAGCTCTTCAATTAAACGCTTCTCGAACGGAAGCAATGGTTGTACTGCAAACCGCTGATAGGGCGCCATGCCACCGCCTTGTGGTATCGGTTGATGTACAGGCATCCTTGATCCCAAAAAACTGAAAACGCAACTTCGGGTTGCGCAGTCATTAGAACGTCTCCATCGTACTCAGGAACGTCTATCCGGCGCCACATAGCGAGTATGTCCCGAGCCATCTGGACTCGATTGTTGTCGTACCACGCGGGATTGCGTCTTACATGCCAGTACCCAAGCCTTTCGTGAACTGCGAATACTAAATGTATGCAGTCCAGCGCACCATCAGGATCAGTACCATCAGCGCCTAGGCGATAGGGGCGTCCTATCAGGTCGATCACGACAAGCGGATTCTGCTGGTTAGCGGCAAGTTGCCGACAAGCTGCCGCGTCAGGCGCTTGCGTGGTACGTCAGCGCCAACAGCATCCAGCACGGACGCCATTTCAAGCTGCAATGTAGTTTCATCCCATGCGCCAGCAACGATTTGGCCGACATACTCAGATAGCACGGTGTAATTTTGCTTGCTATCTGGATCGACAATTACGGTTTGCACGTCAGCCATCCAGACACTTTGCACGGCAGTTTCAGCCCATCCACGACTTAGCTCATTGTTGGGGAATGCCAAGGTGGCTGGTTGATTGTCTCCAGATTTAGTGACCAGAATGCCGCTAAATGCAAATGGCATAAAGCCATAGATAATACTGCCATCTTTACTGGGTGCGTCTTCGTTGATCCAGTAGTTCTGGAAGTAATACCGTGTTGCGCCATCAGCACTGCGCAATGTCATGTATTGCGCAAAGGCAAGTGCGTCTGCCATCAGATCCCGACCTTCCGGCGTGTGGTTGTATTTTGCCGCAGGCTAGTCAATGCGCGGCGTTCGCCTTGTCTTGCGCCTTGGTCAGCAGCTTGACGTAACCCAGCTTGGAACTGATCAGCGGTGACGTAATCAACTGAGTTGATGCGCTCCACGGTGTAGCGCACGTCGATTGGTTGCATTGTGGCGGTGGCGCCTACGGCAGATGCACTTTCATCTTGAGCGGCGGCAGCAGCACTTCCAGGTGTTGCGCGATAACGCTTCATTGCACCATCAAGCCGAGCAGCAACACCGAGCTTTCCATCGGCGCCACGCTTGAGCGGCATAATCGCTTCAGGACCGGCTTCGCCCATTACGCCGTTACCAAAAGTGCCACCATTGGCGTACTTGAAGAACGTGGGCTTGGTGACGATGCCGCCCATGGCGAACGGCCTGATGCTGTTCTGAGCAAAATCAGCCTGATTACCAGAGAAATAGGCACCCTTCGCAGCAAATGCGCCTGGGAAGGCAGCTCTCATACCAAGGTTGACCGCAAAACGGAGCAATGTTTGGCCAATATCCTTGAGAATTCCGCTTGCGATTTCCTTGAGCGCATCCCCAAGGCTCTTGGTCCCTCCAATCAATGCCTCAATACCGGCCATCA